TGGCCTATTATCTCAATAATATTAGAAGTACCAGCACACTGTTGGGCGTTAGCAGTGCAATAACTCCCAACTACTATGCAGCTAGAAATGTCGTGGCATGAGTAAATATCTTCAAGGTAAAGGAATTTATAGCGGGGCGCCAGCTCATACCCGTTAGTGGTAAAAGTTTTGCTGGCGTGTCTATAATCTCTAAGGTAATCGTTGCCGATAAAACCTTTGAGGAAGTCTTGTCCCCAGGCCATGGTTTACTGATTGGTGCCGAGTCCAGCTGGTCCAGTGATTACATCACCAAAAGCTCGACCAACTGTTGCACCAATACCAGCACCAAGAGGTGTCTGTAGAGCATTGTCATATGATATGGTCATGGCAACTGTCACTGCCTCGCTGGTGCCGTAGTTCAAGTCGCCATAGTTCACGCTCTTGACGTAGCATCCGTACAGTTCCCAGGTCTCCAACACTGTTGGTTCGTATGTGCCATTGCCACCATCAAGAATCTCAATGGTTGTTTGGAATTTGTAGTTGATACCTGCAGCAGCCGAAGCCTGCTCCATGAAGTCTAATTGCTTCTGCAACTGTTCGCCAACAAGTTTGGAAACATTGCCGCCAGCGTCGTCGCGGAACGTACATTCAAGATCTTGCCAGCTGTGCTTGCCAGCCAACTTCAGAGTACTGTTGTAGATTGGTACCATAATTTCTTCAAACGATACCTGTGGTCTTGCGGTGGATACCACTTGTTTTGTTAATTCTGTTTTGGGTGTGCTGACGCCAAAGTTAAGAAATACCATTCTAAAACGGTATTTGAGTTTGGGCATCAACAGACCTTGAGTGCTGGCCGATTGATCGCTAGCCAGCGGCACTGTCATTCTAGTTAGTGATGAAACGGCCATTGTGTTCTCCTATACTGTTATTTATCTTTGGGAGGCCAGTAATTTCTGGCCCCCGTTTTCCATTAAACTGCCTGCGAAGTCGCTACCTGTCCAGCTGCAATCTGTCCGGTTGCTTTGATTCGCAATGGAATGTAGATAAATTCCACAGCTTTGACTGGCTCAATCGCAATGTCAACCCATAGTTCATTGGCATCAATTCGAGCCGGGGTATTGTTGCTCAAATCGCAAACTACCAAGTAGTCGTACAGACCTCGCTTGGCCACTAAGTCCTGACACAGGCCTTCAATCTGTCCTTTGATGCCATCACGAGTGATTTGATCATTGGGTTCGAACAAGTACCCCTTGCCAAGGCTTTCAAGTCTAGCTCTCATGTAGGCAATCAATCGTGCAACGTTGATACGATTGAGAGCAGTTGACTCGCCCCAGTTTGACTTGTTACCAAAGTTGGTAATGCCAATGCCTGGAATAAAGGTAATTGGGTTGATGTTGCTTTCGTACAGTGTATCTCTTAGACCCTGGCTTACACCCAGCTGATTGAACTCGCCAGTTTGAGCATTGACATACCCAATAGTAGAAGCATTGTCAATCACACCACGGCGTGTTCCAGCTGGTGCCAACCAAGGGAAACCAACATTGTCGCTGCGTATGATTGTACGCACCATCATGTGGCTTGGTGGTTGAACCACGGTAGAGCCTGACAGGTCAGTGGTCTGGCAACTTGGATAGAATACCGCTGAATATTTGTCAGGAGATGCATTGCCGTCACCTGTGACATAGCCTGCTCCGCTGCTGTTAGAAGCCCAGCTGATAATTTCACTGCCCACAGGACTCAATCGCAGTGGAGTGTCACCAACAACAAAGCCTGTGTTGTTGCGCTCGTTGTTGAGAGCCACCATGTTGACTATGAGTTCTGGGTATTGAGGACATGCAATCAAGGTGTATTGATTTTGTTCTTCACGCAATTGTGTATTGGAATCAATGCCTGATTTCAGTGCAGCAACAATCAACTCACGTTGAGCCTGACGTCCTGCATACATTGACCCGTCAGCTTTGTTGCCAGACGTTGTCAGCCATGTTGATTTAACAGTTGGTAATGTGTCGTCAGGGAATCGGCTTGATGTAAAGTAGTTGGATTGATAACTCTTGACATTGAATCCGTTGCGGCGTGTGTTCCATAACAATATACCAGATGGGAACAGTGTAGCGTCCGGAGCATCAACATCTAGGTAATTTGATGTCAGCAAGCTCTTGATAGTTGGCAATGGATCCTGTATAGGATCAGTAGTACCGTTGGGTGCCCAACGTGCATCAGCATATAACACACCGTTTTCAGTGCTTTGATCTGAGTTGTTGATTGGAACCCATTGATCAGTTCCGTTGACACTTTCCCAACGAAGAATAATTGGATAGTTTTCAAGATCACTTACATCAATCCAAAGATCGCCATACACCAGCGGACTTTCAGCAGTGTCAGTTTGGGTGGCCGGTGCTGTAGCAGAAATAATAGGACCTGCTGCATTGGTCAATGTCAAGTTATAACCTCTAACATCAGATATCACAGTTTGATAGCCTTGCCAATCAGTGTTGCCTTTGACCATGATATCAATTGCAGTGTCATCGCTGTAATACCACAAGCGACCATCAACAGGATCTTGATTTGGTGTTCCTGCACTGGCTGTGTATGTCAGTGGAACCCAGTTGCTGAGTATGTAACCACCAGTTGGATAAGCCTGGGCCTGCGCAGCCAAGTCTAAGCCAGCCGAAGCAATTGGAGTACCTGTTTGATCTTCAACAATGATAACACCACCTTGACTGTGTGTCATTACAATTTGACCAACAGAATTTACACTGGCGCTGACATAAGGCACATCAGCTGCGCTAACTGCGCTGACAAAGTCTGCAGGAGTAGTTCCCAACAAAGTAACAGTCACCGGAGAGGTCAATGTGGTTGAATTATTGGCACTGGCGCTGAGAGTAAAGTCTGTACTGGTAATAAACACTGGATCTATGGTATCACCAACAGCATTCATTGGACCAGTAGCAAGTCTTTCATAGATTTCAACTGTGAATGTGTTGTCTTGTTCAACATCATATTGAGCATAAGTGGCACCAGCAAGAATATTTCTTCCTCCGCCTGACGGATCAAGAGCTTTGTTGGCAGTTTGATCATTGTCATACACTGGGCAAGATTGAGTAATAAAATCACCCAGTGTTGCGCTGTATTTTTTAATAATAAGATTTACACCCAGGTTTACTGCAGTGGTTTTAAACCAAACTGATCCAGTAGGCTTAGGCTCGTCATCGGTGACTCTCCAACGTGGCACTGTGTAATTTGCCGATGCTTGAAATGCCGGAGCATAATAGCTGCGTGGAGTGATACCAAGATCGCTCAGTGGTGTTCCCACCAAGTTATACAGAGTCACAATACCACCATCAGCAGTGGAACCATCACTGGTGGCTGAACTATCTGCGTAAATTGTAAGTTTTCCTCCAACATTGGCAGCAGTGACGCCAGTGATGTTGGCAGCATTGATGGTTGTTACCAACTGACTTACAGTGTTGTTGGGCGAAGCAGCGACCGTTATAGCTGTACCATTTACTGTGAATGAATTAGTGGCAGTGAGAGATGTTGGTGCTTGTGTGCCTTGTATTGTTGGCCAACTCAGCTTCCAGGCATCGCTACCAACCAAAACCCATTCATTGCTGGAATTTTTGTAGTATGTTGGATTGGCAGCATTGGTTGCGTTGACTGCATAATCACCAATCACACCCACACTCTGCAGTGGCAAGGTGCTTGGCGCTGCTTCAACCTGCCCAACACTGGTCAGTAACAGTGGAATTTCGTGAGTAAATGCTGACGTAGTGCTGTTCCACTCAAACGCTCCCCACTCGCTGTCATCGGTGTCAAACCAATATGTCCCAGCAGCCGGATCACCAGTTGGGCGGGATAGACTAGCAGTGAGTTCAGTAAGATCAATATCAACACGTTGTACAAAGGCTCTATTGGAAAAACCAAGAGCTGAATATGCAGCAAGAAGACCATACTCATTGAGCTCATAACCATTGATAGGTGTGCCAGTGCTGGTCTTGTAGAAGAATGGATTGCCAAAAGTAGCGGAAAGATCTCGCTGACTGGTAATAAGGTATAGTTTGTTAGCATTAGCTTCTAGTGTACCTGCTGCAACGCCTACTCCTGTACCAGAGATTTTGTTTTGCGCGGTAGCAATCAGAAAGAAAGGTACGGTGTTGGTAGCTGCAGGGATGTAGTTACTCTCGTCAATAACGGTAACTTGTACGCCAGGTGATGTAAGTGCCATAAGGGTAGTTCCTTTTCAAGTTATTAATATTTATAGGAAAACCCAAAAACTTCGTTAATACGGTGCCCTTGGCAAAGGTTTTGTGTTAAATAGGTGTATGTCAAGACCAACATGCCCGGTGTGTCAGTATAGACCTCGTGCTGTGAATTACAAATCAGCAGATGTCACACACTATCGCAGTCGATGTGAGCACTGTATAAAGAAAGACCGTAAATTGAAGCCACCAGAACCCAGGTGGAGATTGAAGGGGTACGTCAAAAAAATCCAGTGCGATCTATGCAAGTTTAGAGCAAGATTTTCAAGTCAGATCATTGTGTATCATGTTGACGGAAACTGCAACAACACTGAACTCAGTAATCTTAGAAGTATTTGTAGAAACTGTGTTGAATCAGTCAGCCATCAGAGTTTGCCTTGGCGACGTGGAGATCTTGAACCAGATTTTTAATTTGCTCGCACAGATCATAAATGGTTCCATTGTTGTCAATTTCACTGTCAAACTTTTGTCCGACCCAGGCCCATTCACTGTTGTGGATTTGTAGATTTTCCATACGCAGCTTGGCCATGGTCCAGGTCATATTGGTCTGTCCTATATTCAGCGATTTGGCATCTTCGTACCAGTCTGGATCAATACCACGTTTTATTCTAAAAACCTTGCCGCCGGCTTGACGAATAGCGTGAATTTCATTGGGGAACCTAACATCAGAAATCACAATGTCATCAGTGGTTTTGCGCATTTTGTTTTCCAACGCAGCAATCCAAACATCATCATTGAAGTTGTTGCGAAGCACGTCGGTTCCCCAGCACTGCAGCACCCAGCGCGGAGTGAGATGGGGTATGTTCAATCGTTGAGCCCACCAGTTGTCAATTTGATCTCGCCATTGTCTTGATGCAGCAGTGCGCCCTTCAAGTAGTGTACGATCCCAGCCAAAAACTGCTGCCACTGCATCTTTGAGGGCAGTGGCAAAGCTGTCTCTTCGGAATCCGTGTGAGTTCACCAAGTAGTCAGCTGCGGTGTCTTTCCCAGAGCTGATAAACCCCACAAATCCTATGATCATCTTAGTTCCTTTACTTTGAGATAGTTGAGACATTGCTGTAAGAGTTCTATCTGTCTACGGCAATCTTCAAGTGCATGATGGCTTGTGGGGGGACGGCTAAGTTCAGGATAGAGACCATAAACTGTGCGGGCATCTCGCACAGAGTAATATTGCCAGGGCAATGCAAAATTATAGCTCTTGTAGGCATTTTCTAATATTGTTGCATCGTAAGTGGGTCCGTTCATCCATACTCGAGTGCATTTGCGAACTATACGTGCTAGATCTTGCAATGCCACGTCAAGATCCACACGCCCATCTTCGGCAAATGCCTCTGCCTGTGCTTCTTTTTGAGTTGCCCACCAGTCAATGGTGCCTTGCTCAATTGTTCGATTGGTCTGACTTTCTAATGTTATTCGAGCATAGTATTGATGCTGTTCAAAATAGCCAGATCTCAAGGGATCAAATCCCTGAGCCGCAATTGTGAGAATTGTAGCTTCGGGGCCAGTTGCCAATCCTTCAATATCAATCATTATGTCCATCTGTGTATTATACACAGTGAACTGTATTTTGTCAACTATCCAATTACCCAAGTCAACGGTTGTGAACCATCAATATAGTTTTTGAGTTCTTCAAGTTTGATATCCATCTGGGCCTGTGCTTCGCCCTTCATGGCAGTGCCGTTCAGTGAGCTGCCACCTTGTGGACCAGCATATTGCCCAAATTTTTCACGTGCTTCGCCAATGATGTATTTGCAGGCGGCCAAACAGTAATCACGTATCCACTGTGAAATTTGGTAGTCGTTCAACAGGTTGATTTCGGGTTTGAGATTGTAACTCCATATCAGCACTTCTTCGCCAGTGCCACGTGGATCACGAATAATTTGTAGTTTTTTTGTTACTGGATTCCAGGTATAGTTGATATACCCACCAAACATACGAGCAGCAAGTTCAACATATTGGGTGTAGAAATCGTATGTGGCTAGGCCGCCTGATTGATTGAAGTTCAACAAGTACACCTGCATCTGAGCCTGACTGAACGGATCAAAACTTGAGCTGAACGGGCCAGTTGCTAGGCCAAATGTTCTACGGAAAATTTGGCGCACTTGTAGGGTTTCTTGCGGCAGGGTGTAGATGTTCACATCTTGAATCAACTGCATGAAACTGTAACTTTCTTCAGTTGAGTTTTGAGCCCGTTGTCTGTAGATGCCAATTGTTCGCTGGTATGCAGCTTCGTAGTGTTCTTGATCTAGCTCAAGATCAATAATCTGAGACGCTAGTTGCAACTGCACATATTGAAAGAGCTGCTGTTTGAGTTGATCAAGTGATGATACCGTTTGTTCGGCCATAAAATACTCCAGATAGAGTATTTATCGTGCCTTTAATAGTATCAAGTTCTCAGTCCCGCGCCCGTTAAATTTAGTCTCAGTGGCCTTGATGTCTTTGAAGAGTTTGCGTGCCGCCGGTGCTCCTGCTGCTGACAGTGTTTTGAGTTGTTCAGCGGGCTTGCGCAGAGTCTTCTGTAAACTATCGTTGGTGCTGAATCCAATAATGGTGTTGTTTTTGACTGTAAAATTACCCACATGCTCGTCGGCCACCAGGTGTATGAGCTTGCGCTTTTTGGTGTCATACAACCAGGCTTCGCTTTTGTCAACCAACTGTGCAGCTGGCAAGGACTTGAGACTGAGTTCGGCAAATTCTGCCTGTAGTTTGAATTTGGCGGCACGTTTTTCTGGAGGAACTGCTTTGACTTTGCGCGGCTTGCGCTCAACTTTCTTGATCTGCACATAACTGCCGCAGTCGGCAATCACTAGCTCGGCAAATTTTACAACATTACGCATCTGCAGCTTTGAGAAGTTGCTGTACCCCTCAACCAGTTGTGCATCTTTGCCGGCCACTACTTGCTCGTAT